TGAGGACGACATGAGTTCAACAGGTAAGCGCCTTTTTGATTACGACCCAGAAACGGGCACGACGAAGTGGTGGCATTACGATGCCGACAAAGATGAGGCCAAGATAGAAACGGTCTTTGAAGTCGGCGACCTGATTGAGCAGAACAAAAAGCAATACGCGAGCACGGACGAACGCGCTCGATACGGCGAGTGGAGCAAGGTGGCGTCGATACCGATGGCCTTGTTCTACCGATTGAAGAATGAAGGGATCGTAGACGATCCGAAGAGAATGAAGGCCTGGTTAAACGATAGAGATAACCAGCTCTTCCGCACACGCCCGGGGCGTGTATGAGCAGGTCCATAGCGATATTGGTCCCTGCTCGGGATACGGTGATGACCTCGTTTGCCTACGATCTAGCGCGGGCGATGAGTTATCACACAGCGACAACAGACGACCGTGTTCTGCTCTTCACGAGCCACGGGACTCTGATCGCCTCTCAGAGAATGGAGCTTGCGCGTCAAGCACTAGATGAGAAGGCGGACTTTCTCCTCTGGCTTGATTCAGACATGCGGTTCCCGAAGGAAACGATCGGGCACCTCATCCTGCGCGACAAGCCCATCGTGGCCGCGAACTATTCGACACGCCGTATGCCGGTGAAGCCGGTGGCGATGATGGACGGTAGCGGGAAGATTGACCGGGTATATACCGGCCCAGAGTCCGAGGGGCTGCAGCCCGTCGATTATGTCGGCATGGGCGTGATGATGACGAAGCGCGAGGTGTTTGAGAAGGTCGAGGCGCCGTGGTTTGCGATCCCGTACTCAACGATCGGAAATCACTACATCGGCGAAGACGTGTTCTTCTGCCGCAAGGCCAAGGAGGCCGGATTCGAGGTGCTCTTGGACCACGACCTTTCGCAGCATGTGAAACATATCGGCACGTTCGAGTATTCCCACGAGGGTGCTTGGGCGCTGAAGGAAGAGGTTGATGGCTCTAAACTCATACAGCGCGCTTAAAACCAGCATCGGCGACTGGCTCAACCGTGACGACCTCACGGCAGTTATCCCCGACTTTATCTCGCTCGCCGAGGCGCAGATGGAGCGTCGCCTGCCGACGCAAAAGATGGTCAAGCGCGCCAACGCCACCATCGACACGCCGTTCTCTGCGGTGCCGGCTGATTTCTTGTCCGTTAAGTCCCTGGTGCTGACATCCACCGCGCCCGTGCAGTCCCTGGTGTTTATCACCGAGGATGAGCTCGACGCGAAGAAGTACGTCTACCGCACGACGGGCAAGCCGCAGTATTTTGCGCTGGTCGGGAACCAGATCGAGGTACTCCCCGCGCCAGACACGGGGTACACGGCAGAGATCACCTATGTGGCGACGTTGCCGAAGCTCTCCGATAGCAATACATCTAACTGGGTCCTCGAGAGGCACCCGGACGTGTATCTCTATGGATCGCTTCTGCAAGCCGCCCCGTACCTGCGCGACGATGAGCGCGTGGGCCTGTGGTCGAGTCAGTACCAGGCGGCGATTGAGGACATGTTATTGCAAAACGAGCGGGCAGCCTTCAGCCAGGGGCGCACCGCGATGGCTGTTAAACCGACGAGGGTTATTCCGTGAGTGCATTTTCAAACTATCTTGAGAACAAGATTCTTCTTCACGTTCTCGCCAACACTTCCTACACGTCGCCGACGACGGTGTACCTCGGCCTGCATACCGCAGACCCGACGGACGCCGGCACCGGCACGGAAGTGAGCGGGGGCTCTTACGCGCGTCAGTCGTTTGCCTCGACGGTCTCGGGCAACGCGGCGAGCAACACGAGCGCGATTGAGTTCCCGACCGCCACGGCGTCGTGGGGCACGGTCGGCTGGGTCGGCGTCTGGGACAACCTGACGAGCGGCAACCTGCTCTTCCACGGCGCTCTGACCTCGAGCAAGACGATCGCCTCGGGTGACGTGTTCCGTGTCCCGGCGGGCGACCTAGACATCACGCTGGACTAATAGATGGCGGGCTACGGTTCCGGTTTATACGGCCGTGGCAAATATGGCTACGACCCAAAAGAGGGCGCAGCCACATTAAGCGCTGCCGCCACCCTGTCCTGCATAGGCAGGAAGGTGGCGAACGGTGCCGCAGCGATAAGCGGCGCCGCGACGGTGACGGCGGTCGGCAACCGGGTGCAGTCATCTGCCTCGGCGATGTCGGCGGCGGCGGCACAGACAGCCGCCGCGGTGATCGTCAAGGACGCCGCCGCGGCGCTGAGTGCGTCGGCCACGGAGACGTGTGCGTCGCAGGTGGTGAAGACGGCCGCCGCGGCGATCTCTGGCGCGGCCAGCCTGAGCGCGGCGGCGACCAGGGTACGCCTCGGTGACGCCGCGCTGAGTGCGAGCGCGTCGGTCTCTGCAGACTGCCGCCGCGTGAGGCTCGCGAGCGCAGCATTTTCTGCTGCGGCGAGCGTGGCGGCGGATGCGATACGGGTCAGGCTCGGCGCCTCTGCGCTGGCTGCCTCGGCGACGCAGACGGCGACGGCGAATGTTGTCTATATTGACAGCGCCGCGCTTGCTGGGGCGGCGACACTTGTCGCCACGGCAAACAGGGTGCAGTTTGCATCTGCTGCGCTGTCTGGGTCTGCGGCGGTGACGTGTGTGGCGCGTAAGAAGTGGGAGACCGACCCAGACACGCCAGAGACTTGGACGCAGATTAGTGACACGGCAGAGACCTGGACGCCGATCGCAGATACGGCAGAGACTTGGACAGAGAAAACACATCCGGCTTACTTACAGGCCGCTTGAGGTAACTAGACATGGCTGATACGACAACCACCAACCTGGGCCTGACGAAGCCGGAAGTCGGCGCGTCTGCCGACACCTGGGGCGGGAAGCTCAACACAAACCTCGACACCATCGACGGTATCTTTGCCGGCGCCGGTAACGGCACGTCTGTCGGGCTTAACGTCGGGAGCGGGAAGACTTTAAGTATCGGAGGATCTTTCACGTTTACCGGCACCGCCCAGCGCATCACGGGCGATATGTCCAATGCGACGCTAACAAATCGTTTGGCGTTCCAAAACAACGTTACAAACACAAATACCCCTGTAAATGCAATTCCCAACGGCACCGCCACAGGCGCGGGATTTCGCGGATACGGAGCATCAGACCCAACCAATGCCCCTTCAGTTTCGGTATTTCAAATTGGAACTACAGATTCTCGTATTGCCTCTGAAATAAACGGCACCGCTTCGTATACGCCGATGACCTTCTATACCGGCGGCAGCGAGCGTATGCGTATTTCGTCCGACGGTAGCGTCGGGATTGGCGGGACGGCGGCGGCATTTTCTAAATTAGCGATTGCCGGAACGCTGCCAACTTCATCTAATCTTTCTGTTGGATTAGATATTGTTGGCACAATTCCAAGCGGCACAACGTCTGGTTTTGATGGCGTATTGACTCGCTCGGTCACAGCGGCGGCGGCATTTACGTTAACAAATTTACATAATTTCCGCGCCACACAAGGCACGTTAGGTGCGGGAAGCACAGTTACAAACCAATATGGTTTTGTAGCCGATTCTTCCCTCACCGGAGCCACCAACAACTTCGGCTTCTACAGCAACATTGCCTCTGGCTCAAACCGCTGGAACTTTTATGCAGCGGGGACGGCGGCGAATTACATGGCCGGCGCTTTGTCTGTTGGAACCACTGCGGCAGGTGCTGCTGGCGAAATCCGTGCAACCAACAACATCACAGCGTACTACTCCGACGCTCGCCTGAAAGACTTCAAAGGCAAGATTGGCGGTGCGCTGGATAAAGTCAGCCAACTGAACGGGTACTACTACACCGAGAACGCCAAGGCCGAAGAGTATGGCTACAACAACAAGGCCATGCAGGTCGGTGTCTCGGCGCAGGAAGTTCAGGCTGTGTTGCCGGAGATTGTCACGGCGGCTCCGTTTGATCTTGATACTGACAATAAAAGTAAATCCGGCGAGAACTACATGACCGTTCGTTACGAGCGGCTGGTTCCGTTGTTGATTGAAGCGATCAAGGAGTTGAAGGCAGAAGTTGAGGCTCTGAAGGGAGCAAAGTAAGTCATGGCGCTTAACGCATCAGGCCCAATTAGTCTTGGCGGTTCTACTGCCGGGCAGTCGATCAACTTGGAACTTGGTCAGGCTGCTACTGCTCAACGATCACTCAACGACGCGATTGTTCGCACGTTAGCTGGCGTTCCAAGTGGGCAGATCACAATACCGACTAACTTTTGGGGAAAATCAAATTACAACGGACCTCCTAGCGTTGAATATTTGATCATTGCTGGTGGCGGCGCTGGTGGATGGGGTTGGGGCGCATATTACGGGCCATCTGAATATGGCGGCGGCAACTCTGGCGGCGGTGGCGCCGGCGGATACAGAACTGGAACCGCGTCAATTACACAGTCAACGTCTTACACGGTTACTGTCGGTGGTGGCGGTAGTTCAGCGAATGTTTCTGGAAGAACGGCTGGTAATGGCAGTAATTCATCCGCCTTCAGTATTACTTCCACAGGTGGTGGCGGTGGCGGTTCAGCCGAGCCAACATTTTGCGTAACTGGCGGAGCAAGTGGTGGTTCTGGCGGCGGCAACTCTAATCAACAGTATTTCTTGAACTATAACGTGTATTCGCAAAGCGCAACCGGCGCAGGGTCTGGCACTAGTGGGCAAGGAAATTCCGGCCAGTTTATAAACTACGGCGGATCAGGCGGTGGTGGTGGCGGTGGCGCTGGAGAGGCTGGCGGTGTTGATGGAGATAGCGCAGGCGGTGATGGAACTGCATCATCAATCACCGGGTCTTCTGTAACTCGCGGTGGTGGTGGCGCTGGCGCATATGGCGCACAAGTGGGAGGCGGCACTGGCGGCGGAGGAAACTTTGGCTCAAGCGGTGGCGCAGGAACGGCTAACACAGGCGGCGGCGGTGGCGCTGCTGTTGGATACAGTGGAAACAGCGGTGCTGGCGGTTCTGGTGTTGTCATATTCCGTCATGCGGATACATATTCAACAGGGACAACAACTGGATCGCCATCTGTAACTACCAGCGGCGGATACAAAATTTACGTGTTTAACGGGTCTGGTTCTGTTGTTTGGAACTCATAACCATGGCACATTTTGCACAACTTGACGCAAATAATTTAGTAATTGATGTAATTGTCGTTGCTAATTCAGTTATTGAGAATCTTCCGTTTCCTGATTCTGAGTCTGTTGGCGTGGCTTTTTGTCAGTCGCTATATGGGCAAGAAACTGTTTGGAAACAAACTAGTTATAATGGCAGTTTTAGAAAACACTTTGCTGGTATTGGCGATACCTACAGTGTGGATCTTGATGCTTTTATTTCACCTAAGCCGGTGCAAAACCCGTCTTGGGTACTAAACCCAGTAACGGCTAATTGGGAACCGCCGGTTCCAATGCCTACAGATGGCGCCTATTACTGGAACGAAGCCACGGTGTCGTGGGTTGAAATCCCAAAACCACCTTACCCATCGTGGACGTTGCAACTATATCCTTTGCCGTCTCGGTGGGTGGCGCCAGTGCCGTATCCTTCAGACGGGGTTCCGTTTGGGCCTAATCATTACAGTTGGGATGAAGCCGGGCAGCGATGGATATTGCAACCTTCGGCAGACGAAAACATGGATGTGCCGTAATGTTGTTTCACAAGCCAACAAAAACGGCCTTTGTGATGCCGCCTAAAAATGGCACAACTAGTCTTATAACTTTTTTGCGGAAATTAGATTTCAAGTTTGTTCCAAACAAAGACTTTCAAATAACTAACATTGGTCATCCTTTTCCAAAAAATCTTGTTGCGTTATATCCTAATCTTGCCAATTACACCATCTACGGGTTTTTCAGAAATCCGTTGGATAGGTATTTGAGCATTGTAAAAATGTATAAACGACTTGGAAAAATTATTAAGCCAAGCCATTTTACGGAGTTTGATCAGGTTGGGTTCAAACTTCCTAAAGAATTGGCGGCTCGTCAGGTTGAGTGGTTTGATCAGCCTAACATTGCCCCTTTGGACTTTGACAATTACGAAACCGAAGTAAAGGCAGTGGGGCAAAGGCATGGGCGCCCGGATTTACCAGTGCCGAGGATGAACGTGGGTAAGTTTGATGTCGAGATAACGCCAGACATCGAAGCGTTTGTCCGTGACTATTACGCTGCTGACTATCAGTTTGCCAAGGGCGTTCTTGGTAAGGAGTATTGAAATGGCTACTTGGAAGATTGAAAGCATGGTCGTGAAGCCGGTAGACGGCTCGCACACCGACGTTGTGGTGACGGCGACTTGGACTTGCACAGCGCGACAGGATAATCACAGCGCAGGCAACTACGGCAGCATGGGCTTTGCCTCACCAGGCGGCGACTTCATCGCCTACGCCGATCTCACCGAGGACACCGTGCTGGGCTGGATTTGGGCGAACGGCGTGGACAAGGCCGAAGTTGAGGCGAACGTGGCGCGGGAACTGGATATGCAGGTCAATCCGCCGACGGTGGCGAAAGATTTACCCTGGGCCTAGTAAATGGACCTGCAGGTGCTTTTTAACATCGCGGTGGGTATGGCGGGCTTCTTTGGCGGGTGGGTCTTAAACAGCATCTCCCGATCCATCGATAAGCTGGACCAGGATGTTCGCGCGATGCCGTTGACGTATGTGACGCAAAATCACTACCAGCGCGACATCGACGAGATCAAGGGAATGCTGCGGCTCATCTTTGAGCGCCTTGACGACAAGGCCGACAAGTAACCAAGAGGGCGGAGATGCTTCTACCTCTCAACATCGCCCCGGGCGTGTATCGCAACGGGACTGACTATCAGAGCAAAGGGCGCTGGCGTGACGCCAGCCTCGTGCGCTGGTACGAAAACACCATGCGCCCGGTGGGCGGATGGCGTAAGCGATCCAACAACCAGTTCTCTGGAAAGTGCCGCGGCCTGATTGCGTGGCGCAACAACAGCAACGTGCGCTGGATCGGCATCGGCACGCACAGCAATCTCTACGCGATGGCCGAGTCGGGGTCGCTGACAGACATCACCCCGAGCGGCTACACGGTCGGCGACGCCGACGCGGTGTTCAATGTTGGATACGGCGGCGGTGGCTATGGCCTTTCTTATTATGGCACACCGCGCGCAGATACCGGGACGGCGACCCCGGCCACGACGTGGAGCCTCGACACATGGGGCGAATTTTTGTTGGGGTGCGCCACCAAGGACGGCAAGATTTACGAGTGGGACCTGAACACGGCAAACGACGCCGTATTGCTTTCCAACGCGCCGGTCAGTAACAAGGCCATCCTCGTGACCGCCGAGCGGTTCGTGTTTGCGCTGGGCGCGGGCGGCAACGGCCGCAAGGTCGCGTGGTCGGACCAAGAAGACAACAACACCTGGACCCCCGCGATCGAGAACCAGGCGGGTGACCAAGAGCTCGAGACAAACGGGTCGATCGTCTGCGGCAAGAAGCTCCGCGGCATCAACCTGATCTTCACGGACGTGGACGTGCACTCCGCACAGTACCAGGGGCCGCCGTATGTGTACGGCTTTGAGCGCCTCGCGACGGGCTGCGGCGTGATTTCTGCGCAGGCGGTTGCGGCCGTGGAGTCGGTCGCCTACTGGTGGTCGCCCTCTGGGTTTTTCACCTACGACGGCTTCGTGCGCCCGCTCAAGTGCGACGTGCTCGACTATCTGGCGAACAACATCTCGTCGACGCAAAAGTCGAAGGTGTACGCCGTGGCGAATAACCAGTACGGCGAGGTCTGGTGGTTTTACCCGAGCGCCAACAACAACGAGTGCGACTCGTATGTGGCCTACAATTATCGAGAGAATCATTGGTCCATCGGTAGCCTCGACAGGACCGCGGGCACCGACCGTGGCGTCTTTAGTTACCCGATCATCGTCTCGCCAGACGGC